TGCGCCGCCTGACGGAGGCGCTGAAATTGGCAAAGGCTGGGGAAATCACCTCGGTGGCAATTGCAGGCGTGGCCGCCGATGGCGGCATTCACTGTTTCTTTTCCGAGACAGATAATTTCCCGGCACTGGCGGGCGCGATATCGCGTCTGCAGTATATTCAGCAACGAAATCAGGACGGGTGCGAACAGTGCCGCTGATGAATTAAGGGGACTGACCTATGGCTGACGACGATATTGTTGTGGTTTTCGATGACGCTGCTGGCGAGGGTGGTGACACTGGGACCGGCGACGACAAGGGCGGCAAAGCCGCGGCCAAGGTCGATGGCAACGATCCGGATCTGGTGAGCGACCTGCGCTCGCAGCTGTCGCGCATGTCGACACAGACCGCACATCTGTCATCGCGCGCCACGGCGGCAGAGCAGGAAGCCGAGCGCCTGCGGACCACCTCCCGCCAGTCGGTGCAGGCAGCGCGTGCGGACACGCTGGACAGCGGCATCGCGGCGGCCAAGTCGGAGGGCGACGCCGCAGAGCAGGCCTATCAGAAGGCTTTTGAAGACGGCGACGCCAAGGCTATGGCGGCTGCTCAGCGCAAAATGTCGAGCGCGGAAGCCAAGCGCGTTAATCTTGAGCAAGCCCGGGCATCGCTGGATGATCTGCCGACACGTCGCGCACCGCGTGCTGAGGCTGATGACCGGCGACCAGCACCGGCAGCAGCAGCCGCGCCAACTGATCCTTTCGAGGCGTGGGCGCACAATGGCGGTCAGCCGCGCTCGCATGAGACGGTCGAATGGGCTCGCAAGCACAAGAGCCTGGTGCTGGATCCCGTGAAGATGAAGAAGCTCACCGCGGCGCACTATGCTGCGGAGGCAGAGGACATCGAGGTCGACTCGCCGGAATATTTCCGCAGCATCGAGAAATATATGGGGATCGGCGGGGATGCCGATACCGGGCGCCGCGAGGCTCCGCGTCAGGAGCGTCGGCCTGGGGCTCCGGTGCTGCCGGCCGGTGATTCCGGCGGTGGTCGGGGTGGTCGCGAGGTCAAGCTGACTGCCGGCGAGAAAGCCAGCGCCACGGACGGGACGCTGACTTGGAATTACGATGATCCCAAGGGCAAGTTTAAGCAAGGCGACCCGATTGGCGTGCAGGAATTCGCCCGCCGGAAACTGGTCATGCAGGAGCAAGGTCTGTACGACAAAACGCTGACTGCGGGGTGATCCTGACATGGCGAGGAATACAAAGCAGACCAGCCAGCGGCCTGAGAGCGCCGCCGGCGCCAATGCGATCCTGACACCGGATCAGATCGCGCAATTGTGGGAGCGCGGTTATACCGTGATCCCGCGCACGCTGTTCGGGCGTGATCCCTATGCGGTTGCGGATGCCATCCAGCGACCCGGGATGGCGCAGCAGTGGGGCGACAAGGCCAAGGTCGCCGAATATCGCGCGAATGGCTGGCGCATGGTGACGAACGAGGCATGGCCTGGGTTGTTTGCGCCGTATGGCGCGGTTGGGGATGTCGAGATCGACCAGCTCGTGCTGATGCACAAGCCGCAGCATCAGATCGATCGAGTGGCGGCCGCAAATCGCGCCAAGGCGCATCAAAACATCCGGGACTGGGAGCAGCGCCAGCGAGATGCTGGTTTCTCGGTCGAAATCAATCAATACGATCCTAATGTCGATTATTCTGATCAATCGGTTGGGACGCCGATGGGCGATACATTCAGCGGCAACGCGGGGCCTGACCCCGATCTGTCTGATGTGGCCAATAATGGCGGCATGCTGATCCACAAAAAGGGTGGCGCGCCGACGATCGACACTACGGTCGATATCCCGCGCAATCTGATGCCGCACGTGAAGGATATTCTGGCCGAGCGCGATGCGCTTTGTCAGGAGGCGGTCAATGGCGAGCATGACGATATCGTTGCCTCGTACGACAAGGCACTGAAAGAAAATCCGCACGCGCCGAAATGGCCGACATTGCGGGCGATCGCCATGCCCAAGGCGATCGAGAGGATTCGGGCAAAACTGAAAGCGCAGGAAGGGACTGACGATGGCCACGAAGCCAAGGGCGACACGAGCGACGCCGCGGGCACCACGGGCAGCGATGCCGGGAGTGTCGACGGGGATGCAGATCGAGGACGCGGAGCGGCCGCAGGTGACGCGCCAGGCAGCGGCGGGGACGGAGCCGCCGAGTTCGTCACGCGATCCGAACCTGACGGCGGCGCGAGCGGCGTCGGCCGGGAGACGGGGGCGTCCACCGGGATCGGGAGCGAACCAGGTGCAGCACCAGCAGACCAATCGTCCGATCAATCGTGAGCCGAGTCGAACGGTCGGATCGCGCGGTGGTCCGGTGGAGGCGGTCGGCCGCAATGGCGAGACACTTTCGCGTCGTCGGAAGCAGAGCGGTGGCGACAAGTTTGCGCTGCCGCCCGGCGTCGAGCCGCCGCAGGGGTGGACGTATCAGTGGAATGCTGTGACGGTCACCGGCAAGGATCTCGTCACCGAACAGATGACGATGTACCAGAACGGCTGGCGTCCTGTTCCCGGTGATCGTCATCCCGGCATCTGGTTCGCACCGGGCCACAAGGGGGAAATCCTGGTCGACGGTTTGCGGCTCGAGGAACGCCCCGTTTCGTTGACAAGAGATGCGATGATCGAGGATCAGACGCGAGCTAAATTGCAGGTCCGCGACCAGACGGACTCGCTGCGGCTGACCCAGAAAGCGATGCCCGGTGCGCAGGTGGCGGCCCAGCGTAAGCTGGCCGGTATGTCGATGAATATTGATCCCGCGTTCGATATTCCGACGCCGACACATCAGATTGATGATGAATGACAATTCGTCTTATTGCGGGATAATCCCGTAATTGATCGGCCGCGCTCGGAAGGGTGCGGCCGATAATTTTTGCGACGCGCAAAGCGGATATTCCCGCAGTGAAAAATCGGGACGAGCCGCCTGCGTGAAATTATCTTGCGTGAATTTAATTGACGGGGATCGAATTTCCTGTGTAGAAATCGCTCCCAGCACCACGCGCAAATTATTTGAGCGCGACGTTGACCTCTCCCTGCGGTGGAGAGGTTAGACCGGACGCCCCGGGAAATGAGAGACGGCCCGAGCCAGCGTTGCTCGCGGGATTAACCTCAAGGCGATATCCAGAGGCAGAGCCTGCCATCGGAAGCCCCAAACGGAGCTATTCGGTAGCCATGACAAATACACAGAGCGCTTTCGGCTTCAGGCATCTCGGCTATCTTCCTGGCTACGCGCCGGACATGGCGTTGACGACTCGGAAAATCCAGTCGACCAACACCAACAAGATTTTCTTTGGTGATCCCGTCATCAAGAGCCCGGCGACGCCGTACATCACTGCGGCGCTGCTCAATACCACCACGCTGGTCGGCGTGTTCGGGGGCTGCTCGTACATCCCAGTCGGAGGCGGACCACCTGTCTGGTCGCCATACTGGCCCGGCGCGGCCGCGCAAGACGCGATCGCCTATTTGATCACGGCGCCTGGCGCCCTGTTCCTGGCCGCAGCGCTCAACACCGCGATCGTCGCCGCGAATATCGGCGCCAATATCGGTTTCTCCACCGGTGCCGGTTCAACCGTCGGCGGTGCATTCTCGGGCTATACGCTGGATCAGTCCACCATCAACACCACCAACACGCTGCCATTCACCATTGTCGACCTCTATCAGGGCGTCGGCAACGGTGCAGACCCGGCGAGCCCATACAACTGGGTGCAGGTGACGTTCAACAACGAGATGTTCCGTGCCGGCGTCACGGGCGTTCTCTAAGCAGTAGCCAACGGCAGCGACACTCAAAGGGGATTTTGATCCATGCCTATCGCTCTAGCCCAGATCCGCTCCGAATTGCTGCCGGGCCTGTTTGACGTTCGTGGTTCCTACGACATGATCCCGCGCCAGTGGGACAAGGTGTTCAAGACCCACAAGTCGAATATGGCGGTCGAGCGTTCGACCCAGATGGCGTTCACCGCGCTGCCGTACCTCAAGGACGAGGGCGCAGCCACACAGTTCGACAACAATGCGGGCGAGCGCTTCCAGTGGGCATTCGTGCACATCGAGGTCGCACTGGGCTATGCGATCACGCGCAAGGCCATCGACGACAATCTGTACAAGGCCCAATTCAATCCGACGAACTTGAAACTGCAGGAAGCCTTTGCGCAGTTCAAGGAAATCCAGGGTGCCAACGTTCTGAACCTTGGTAACGTCTACAATCCGTCGATCATCGGCGACGGCGTGGCCCTGTTCTCCACCGCGCATCCCTACGATGGCGGCACATGGGCGAACACCTCGGCAACCCCGAAGTCGCTCAATGAGTCCTCGCTGCTCGCGAACATGACGAATGTCCGTACCCAGTTCGTCAACGAACGCGGCCTCCGCATCATGTCCCGCGCCCGTCGGCTGGTCGTGCCGCCGAACCTCGAGCAGGTGGCTATCCGCCTCACAAAG